GGTGAGTGGAAGTGTTATACTACTAAAGGTAATGAAGAACAAATCCCTGCGTGATATGAAAGACCTCATTCAAGTGAAGTATTACTTCAAAGAACATCCTAACACTACTCTTTCCGTCTTTCTTAAGACTATAGAACAAGTGGAGGCTTTCAAAGCCAATCATCCTGACTATGTTTATGTTGGAGAAACTAAATGAAACCTGACAACACTGTTCGCAATTTTAGTATTATTGGAGCATCAATTCTCCTGTCTCTGTTGATTATCAATGCAGTGGTTGGTCCTCTTTACAATGTATGGGCACAATCACTACAAGGTAAAGCAGAACTTCAAAAGGCAGAGTATACCCGACAGGTTGCTGTTCTAGAAGCACAAGCAAAGAAAGATTCTGCACAACAACTTGCTGATGCTGAGGTGATTCGTGCTTCTGGTGTTGCTAAAGCAAACCAGATCATCGGCAACTCACTGAAAGATAACCGTGAGTATCTTCAGTATCTGTACATCACTGGTATCGAAGAAGGTTCACAGAAAGGTAACGTGACCATCTATGTTCCCACCGAAGGTGGTATGCCCGTCCCTACTCTCCAAATGAATAAGTGATCAAATCTCTGTTGATTCTGGCTTCGCTGGTGTTCACTGCACCAGCTTTTGCACAAACTAAAGAGGTCGTTAAACAAAAAGTTTATCGGCCTTTTACCTATGAATCCCCTTGTGCTCTTGAGTATAACAATGAGTTTCAAGTTGATACCTGTAAAGTGGTAGAAACCCGTGAAACTGGTGGTGCTCTTCGCACTCGTAACATTTACTCTAATCGTTTCCGACTGACCATTAAATCTCGTTTTGATGAGAAGAAAGGATTCGTAACTTGGGACTCTCACAATAAGTTTGAGTACAAGTTTGAGTATAAAGTTGGAGGCGTAGATGGCCTCGGTGCATGGTCTTATGTCATGCCAGGCTTCCTACTTCAGAATGTCTCATGGGACTGATAAGGATCTCTGATCGGTCAGCCCCTTGACTCTCCCCCCAATCCACAGTATTTTGGCCTTGTTCAACCAATTCAACTATGTCTGACGATTTCAACTACGATTACATGGATGAGAACGATCTTTATCAATCTATGATGGAAACTGGTCCTGAAGATTGGCTTCCTTCTAGTGGTATCCGAGAAGAGTTTGATCGTGAAACTCTTGCACTTCTAAAGAACTTCTGATGAAAGAAGTTGTAAGACATTCTTACAAAGATGGAGAAATCTCTGAGACTCGTACTCTGAGGTTTCTCCCGTTTTACTATAACCAAGAGATTGCAGAGTCAATGATGATGATTATTCGCAATCATCTGACTCCAGATCTTCTCACGAAAAAGTATCGGGAAGAAAATGTAAAGAACCCGATGTATGGTCATTGTTACCATTCAACTCAGGCCCTATTCTATCTCATGGAACCTCATGATTTGATTCCAATGAGCGGAATAGATTACAGAGGCGATACACATTGGTGGCTCTATGATGACCGAGATGTGATCTACGACACCACTGCCGATCAGTATTACTCTGTGGGTCAAGTTCCTCCCTACGATGTAGGTAAGAAAACAAATTGGTATGGTTGGAAACAACGACCACACCAAAGATCACTGGACTTGATGATGCGAGTTCTTTACGCTTGTAGCATTGAGTATTGTTACGAAACCCTCAAACCTCAGACAGGGGCCTTGACATAGTTCTTTGTCTGATGTATTCTAGCCATGTGATCAAACGAAAAGAACTTAGTTCTTCAACCTGATTACAACTTTGTCCTTTAATTTAATTAAAACAATGATTACCAAAAACTATGTTCCCCTTGAAATACAACTGGTGTGGGACAAAACTGCACAAACTGTTGCGAATCCTCTTGGAGTGAATGAAGAGATTCTCCAAGAATCCTTAGAAAAATGCCCTCCTCGTGAGTATAATGGCTCACAACATCTAGGTCGTTATCTGATTCCTCGTCAGTTTGTTCGTTATGATCTGAAAGAACAACCTCGTGACAAAAACAATGAGGCAGATCATGTGAACAATCTTGTCAACAACTACGAGGTGTATGGATACAAAACAGATTGTCCTCCTCCTATTTGTTGTTTTGATGGTGACGATATGAACCCGACTGCAATGAAAGGACAGTCTGGTTACAATCGTTTTGAAGCCTTGACCCGTATTGGTCAAGATCTGTATATCTTTGATGTGTACAGATTTGATTCCCTTTATTGGGAAATCGTTGCTCGCAATCAATCCAATCATCATGCTAATCCTCAACTGCCTCAAAAATCCACTGATTACATCAAAGAAGTATGTAATGCAGTAGCTCGTGGTGTGATTGAGCGTACTGAAGATGCTATCAGCGAGTTTGTAGATCTGATTGCCTCTGATCGTTCTTTCAAAGTCCGTAAATCAATCAAAGTTGAGTGTTTCAACAACTGCCAAGTTTATCCTAACTTTCGCACTTATAACTCTGTTGGTCATTCAGAAAACACTCTGAATGGTTTCATCAAGAACCATGACTTCGCAAAACAAGGTGTAGAAGGTCGCACTGATTCTGAGTTGATTTCTCAGGGTTACATTGCTTACTGTTGTGGTGCTGGTAACAACAAAGCTACTTGGGGTCGCTCTATGTATCATGCCCAGCGTCTTGGTATTCCTGTGTACATTTTTGGTTATGCACAAAAGCGTGTGCCGGATCTGGAAAAGTTCCGAGAAAACTTCATCAACGAGTACAATGAGATGAAGTCATTTATGATTCAGTTCGCTGCTGATCTGTGTGATGCTGATGCATCCACTGTTGATGAGGAAAACTTCCCCATTAAGATTGCTGGATTCCTTGCACAGTATGTGAAGCCCAATCCTCAAGATAAGGGCCGTCCTACTGAAGTTGGTTTGGTTGACATGTACGGAGATAGTATTGAGTTCGATGGTACTCAAGATTGTCTGTCTCTGACTCAACCCTAATCCATAAGGATCTCTGATCAATGGCCCCCTTGCCCTGTGACGGGTGAGGGGGTATTCTAGCTATGTTGAAACGCGATCCGATGAATCTCCGACCACACCAAGAACGCGCAGTTGAGTTAATGCAACTGCACAAAAAGGGTCAAATCATTGTTCCCACTGGTGGTGGTAAAACAATGAAGATGATCAAAGATGCAATGATTCAATTCCAAGAACAGAAATGATCGAAATGCAATCACAAACTGAAAAAACGATTGTAGTTTGCTGTCCGCGCATCCTCTTGGCTGAACAATTATGTTCCGAGTTTCTGGAGTTTATCACCAATGCAAGTGTGATGCACGTTCACAGTGGTGAAACTCATCACTTTTCGACTACCAAACCTCAAGAGATTGTTGATTGGTGGGTGAACACTCGTGGCCACAAACTGATCTTTACCACTTACAATTCTCTGGAACGACTGCAACAATCTCGCATCAAAGTTGATACCATTTACTTTGACGAAGCTCATAACTCCGTCAAACGTAACTTCTTCCCTGCAACTGAATACTTCAGTCAAGAAGCTGACCGTTGTTACTTCTTCACTGCAACTCCCAAACATTCACTCGCAGTCGGTAAGCCTGGAATGAATGATGTAGAAGTTTATGGTCAGGTCATTTGTAATGTTCCTGCACCTGAACTTGTGCAAGGTGGGTATATTCTCCCTCCGAAAGTGATTGCGAAACAACTTCCGATGGTGAAGTCTGGTAAGATTCCTGCGGATCGTGATTGTGAGAATCTCATTGAGACTCTGGATGAATGTGGTAAGGGCAAAGTGTTGATCTGTGCGAAAGCTACCAAACAGATCTCTGCACTGATGTCTGAGACCGACTTCATTCAACAGTTGCAAGATCGTGGGTATTCCTACCTCTACATCACCGCAAAGACTGGTGCAATTATCAACGGTCAGAAGGTGAATCGTGAGGTATTCTTTGAGACCCTAAGTGCATGGGGTAAAGACAACTCTAAGAAGTTTGTTGTTCTCCATCACTCTATCCTCTCTGAGGGTATCAATGTGTCTGGTCTTGAAGGTGTCATCTTCATGCGATCTATGGACTACATTGGTATCTCCCAGACCATCGGCCGTGTGATTCGGATGCACCACGATGATGCAGCTCGCATCCGTAGTGGTCAACTGATTCCTGGAGATGTTGACAATTACACCAAATCTTTTGGTCTGGTTGTTGTCCCCGTTTTCAACAAAGTTGGGATCTCTACTCATCAGAAGATCCAAGCTGTTGTGGACACTATCTTCCAACAAGGTCAACCTGCAATCTCGGTGGTACGCAAATGATGGAAAAGTGGGAAGTCTACGCTGAAGGCACCTTCAACAACATGAGGGGCAACGCACACAACTGGGACCGATCTTTTGACGACAAACGAAAGATCTCCCGTGATTTTTACTACGGGGTTTTTGATGCAGGTAATCCAAATCCTACAAACCTGATTAGTGAGAAAGCTTTGGAGAATCAACTCTCCAAACAATACAGGCTAAATACTCTGGATCACTACCATTCCCCACAATTTGTGGGTCGGATGATTATGGCGAATCAGAAAAAGTATCTAGAGGATTATGAGGAGTTCAAAAAGATCTTTCTGGTCTGCACACAACAAATTGTTGTGACCAAAAAGGAGAATGAGTCTCTCTCATTCCTGACTGCACCTGATAAGGAAGATTACAAGGTTCTTGTACCTACCAACCTCAAGTACAACCATCTTGGCATCAATTTGTATCAGAGGCAAGAGGGTAAAGTTAGGTGGAAAAACTCTGATCCCGTTGACTCTAACATTTTGGAAGTTCCTGAAGATCTGTTAGAATACGAAAAGAGGTATCTAGTCTCATGATGTTTCCCAACACAAGTATCCTGGACCCAGACAATGGGCCCACAGGATTTGCCACAGACGACTTTCAGTTTGCTGCTATTCCCTTTGGTAAAAAGTACATGATCATCGCTGATGGTCAACAGCTTGAAGTAGTCAAGACCAGACAACTTGCGGAGATTCGGCTTGAACAATTAAAAAACTCGCATCGGAAACTCAAGAAGGGTACTAAGACCCCTGTGCAGCCAAAATCGCAAAAAAAGGCGAAAACGCCTAGTGGCCAACAGGGATCTCAAGGGTCAAAACCCAAGGCCATCAAGGGTTCCCCCGCAAAACCAAAATCCAAGAGTGTGACAAAGCCCAAACCGCACACCCTTCACCCAAATCCCCTCCTTGACGCATTAAGTTAGCCATGTTGGTAAAGACTATGACTACGAAAACAAAACGGATTTCCGTTGTTCCCCTGTCCAGTAAAGCTAAGAACCGATTCCATAATGTTATGGATCAGTTCCATATGTGTACTGTAGAACAGGAAAAACTGATCGAAGGTGTACCTCACCTGTTTCTAGTTTCAATGAACAGAATGTACTGTTTCTGGGTTCCTGTCAAGGGTAACGAACACTGGAAGATTGAAAGGTGACAGTAGAACTATTTCACAAAGCTCCAGATGGTTTTCACTATGAACAACAAAAGGATTTCAAGAGGAACACTACTGCTATTTGGTTGCACCATCATCAGCGGTACGACTATAATCTTGGGAAACCTGTTAAAACCATCTGGGGATTCTACAACACCAAAACTAGACAATTCCACGCCCCAGTTAATAGTCAAACAGTGGGTAGTGTAGTTGACATTGAACGCACCACACCTTATACTGCAATGCCTATCAAACAAACTCCTCTTGAGGCTGCATTTGGATGATTAAAAATCAAAGACAACTTATCAAGTATCTGGAAAACTACCACGAGTCTAGGTGTTCTGACCTTTGCGAAGAAGGTAGGGAAGAAGATGCAAAATCCATCTATTATGAAATCGTAGTAGATGAGGAAGACCCCAAAGATTACCTGTTCATTTCACTCCACCGCGCACGATGAAGTACAAAGTAGACTGGAGCTCACCTCGTCAGGGTATTCAATCCACCACTGTTGAGGCTCTTGGACCCATGCAGGCTAAAGAACAAGTCAACTCCATGTATGCACACATTGAAGGATTTAACGCATTTTGTGTTAGTCCAGTATTTGAGAAACGGGAACGCTCAGAACCACAACAATCTTATAGTTCTAGTTCCGAAAGCTCTGGTGGAGGATCTGACGATGACTTCAGCACTATAATTGGTGGTGGAGCTGTTGCTGCAGGTTTCTTCATTGCACTGTTCGGATTGTTCACACTTCCTACTGGTATCATCGCTATGGTGATCGGTGGAGCTGTGGGTTGGATTGGTTGGAAAGTGGCCTGTTGGTTGAGTGATCGTGGCTGGTAATGGATTATCTCACCCCTACTCATCAAGAGATTCTTGATGTTCTGAACCAAACTGGTATTGTAGTAATTGTCAATGATCACAATATCTGCACAACAAAAAAATACGACGGCTATACAATTACAAAAAAAGATCCTAAAAATGACTCTGGAAAAACACAATTTGTTTTGTGTGAAGATGTTGTGCAAACCAATTATGTTGATTGGCAGGGTGAGATGAATCGTACCATAGCTCATGAGACAGTTCATGTAGCACAAATGTGTAGATTCAATGATGGTTACATCCGACCTCTTGGCTTCCGAAAGGATGTTGAGACAGAAGCCTTCGCAATTCAGGATCAACCTAGAGAGGTTCTTCGCATCCTCAAAAAATACTGTCTCTGACTTGACAAATCCAAACAAAACATTTACAATAAAGGAGTAATTTACACACAACAATGAAGTATCTTTATCTGGTTGATTATTGGGTTCCGTTTCCTTCCAGTGAGTATGGTGGAACTATCAGCGTCATTGCAGAAAACGATCAGGAGTGTCACGATCTCCTCAGAGATGGTGAGATTTCTTATGACAATGTTCACGATAATCTGATTATGGGAAACGTGGTTAAGTCTCCACGATTTGCTCTCGTGGATGAAGAAAAATCTCGTGTTGTTGACTCATTTACGACTTGATGACTGAAGATCAACTATTGCTTCTTGAGTGTCTCGCTGATGATGAAGAATGGCAAGAATGGGAACAAAAGGCACAAGAATACAATGTAACAATAAGTTACTATATCGCTGAGTTCGTGTGACAGTCTGCGAACTGGTGCAGGGGCCCTTCACAGGGCCCCTTTTTCATGTATGATGGCCACATGAAGAACACTCACCTAGAACATCCTGAAGACGAGATCCTGAACAATGGTCGGGATGGTGCAAAGAATGTCCTGCGATTCCTGCGGGAACGCAACAGCGAACTGTCCGTAAAGTATGACGGTGCTCCTGCAATCGTATGGGGAACTTGTCCTGCAACGGGTAAGTTTTTTGTGGGTACGAAAAGTGTATTCAACAAGAAGAAAATCAAGATCAATTATTCTCACTATGATATCGCACAAAACCATGAGGGTAATGTATCATCCATCCTGCATGTTTGCTTTGACAATCTCCCTCGCATCAAAGGTATTGTGCAGGGTGATTTCATTGGTTTCGGTGGTAATGACTTCTACAAGCCTAACACGATTGAATATAACTTCGGTCGTCTGATTGAGGAGAATGTGATTATTGCTGCACACACTTCTTACACCAGTGAGACTACCCTCAAAGACGCAGTTGCATCGTTTGGTGTCAACGAGGAACTGCAATCTCCTGATGTTAAGTTCCTGAAAACTGATGCACACTTTACCTCCCGTCGTCGTAGAATTGATCTCCTTCTTGGTCTTGCAAGTGTGGCTATCAATTTTGTTCAGTTTCCTGATGCAAAACAAGGACAAGAACTCAAAGTAGCTATCAATCGTTGCATCCGCGAACAACGCGACATTGCAGAATCTGGTATGAATAAGAACCTGATGATCCTCTACAAACTTATCATTGAGATCAAAGAACTTCTGATGGAAGGTATCACCTCCGAAGAAGATGTTCAATGTTACATTGGTGATGATCTTGGAGATCATGAGGGTTATGTCATGACCAACAAGTTTGGTACTTTCAAACTCATCAATCGTCGTCAATTCTCTTACGCAAACTTTACTCTGAGGAAAGAATGGAAATGAAGTTCTCTGATCTTGAGTTCAAGCCTCATCGGTTTGAGCATGGTATTCATGCCAAACATGAGTTTGATAATGGTTATGGTGTTAGCGTTTTGCAATTCAACATTACACTTTTGAGTGGTGAAGTTGTGCAGGGTTCTCATGGTTCTCTGGAGGGATTGTATGAGGTTGCTGTCACCAAAGGTGGTAAACCTTACTATGAATCTCCTATCACTGACGGGGTGATTGGCTACTGTGATGAAGCCGAAGTAGAACACATTATGGAACAAGTTGCTAAACTTTGAGGAAACTAAATACCTCTGAAGCGGGTATTTTGTAGAGATGAAGACTTTTAGCCAGTTCATTGTAGAAGCTGTTGCGGCTGATGCGGGTTCTCACCCAGATATTGAAGATCAGCCAGAGTTTAAGAAAAGAGCTGCTGAAGAACTGAAGAGACGAGAAGCGAGAAGATCAGGCACTCAAAATGCCGCGCAAAATACTGCTCAAACAAGAACTTCTCGTCAATCAGGTTCTAAAAGACAGGCAGTACAAGATGTTATAAACAAAGCTGCAGATGCAGGCAAAAATCTAAAACAAAAAGCAGGAGAAAAGGTATCAAAAGTAAAATCTGCTGTTGGTGATTTTGCAAACAAAGCTGCAGATACAACTCCAAGACAGGCAGCTCAGTCACTCAAAAATGCAACATCAAAAGCAACACAAGGGGTAAAAGATGCTGCGAAGAATGCTCCAAATGATGTTGCAACCAAACTAAAGTATGGTCGTAAGATTAGACCAAACTCATCTACATCAGCTCTTGCAACTAGATCATCAGAACTTGCAAAAGCAGCAAATACAACATCTAAGTTTGCTAAAGGATTAAGAATTGCTGGTAGAGTTGCTGGACCTGCTGCAGCTGCACTTGATGTTGCGTCTGAAAGATCAAAAGGTTCTGGTTGGTTGAGATCCCTAGCTAAGGGTGCAGTTACTGCTGCTGGTGGTGCGGCTGGTGGTGCCGCAGGATCTGTAGTTGGTCCTGTCGGAACAGTTGCTGGTGGTATTGGTGGTGCCGCTGCTGCATCTAAGGCATTTGATGTTGCTGCAGGTAAGAATGCTGTTGAGAGAGCTGCAGACAGAGTGAAGAATCGTCAGAGACAATCTGGTGGTGCATTAGTTGGAACTGGTGGAAAAACTACCTTTAACACTAAAAAGAATACCATGACAACTGGCAACAAAACTGTTAATCTTGCGAAGACATCTGCGGTCACAGATCCTAAGTCTGGTAAGAAAGAAACTGGGTTCCTTGCATACAAAGGTGGCAAAGCTGTGTATAAGAGAGCGGATGCTCCTGGTACTGGTTCAAGTAACGCATTTGAAAGAATTGGTAGAGCAATCAATCCAAATGCTTACAAGGCAAATGATGCAAAACTTGCTGCACAGAAGTTAAATAAGGCAAAGGCCAATGATGCTGCAAGAGACAAGGCTCTAGGAATCAAACCTAAGAAATAAGGCATAGGGTGTGCCAGTTTAGCGGGCTGTCCACTAGACACGCCACGCGGGTGCCAGGCGATGTATCTTAGCCATGTTGAGAGGTTCACCCATGAATCGCATTGAGATCCAACGGGCACTCTATGAGGCCCGCAACAACTACCTGAAAGCAAAAGCTTCGGTGGAGTTCTATCGTAAGGAGATTTTCTTTCTGAAAGAATGTGAAGCTGGTCTGGACAAGCCTGCTGACTGGTTGTATCAAGAA